TCAGGGAATGGTTACTGGTGATGCCGAGAATCTTCATGGCACTGGTAATGATGCCTTCAACCAGATGGCTTTCTCAATTGAGAAAGTTACTGTGACTGCAAAATCCAGAGCACTCAAGGCTGAGTATTCATTAGAACTTGCACAAGACCTCAAGGCAATTCACGGTCTGAATGCAGAAGCAGAACTTGCGAATATTCTCTCCACAGAGATTCTTGCTGAAATCAACCGTGAGGTTATCAGAACCATCTACAAGGTGGCTGAGCAAGGTGCTGTACAGAATACCGCAACTGCTGGTATCTTTGACCTTGACGTTGATTCCAACGGTCGTTGGTCAGTTGAGAAGTTCAAAGGACTTCTGTTCCAGATTGAGCGTGATGCTAACGCAATCGCACAAAGAACTCGTCGTGGAAAGGGCAACATCGTAATGTGTTCTGCTGACGTTGCTTCAGCACTCACAATGGCAGGTGTTCTCGATTATACTCCTGCTCTGAACTCCAATCTAAACGTTGATGACTCCGGCAGTACTTTTGCTGGTACTCTGATGGGCAAATTCAAGGTCTACATCGATCCATATTCTGCTAACCTGACTTCTGCTAACGCAACTCCAGGTAATCAGTATTATGTGGTTGGATATAAGGGTTCTTCCCCTTATGATGCAGGACTCTTCTATTGTCCTTATGTTCCTCTCCAAATGGTTCGTGCCGTTGGTGAGAATTCCTTCCAACCAAAAATTGGCTTCAAGACCCGTTATGGTCTAGTTGCTAACCCATTCGCAGAAGGAACTGATCAGGGTCTCGGAAGACTTCAGGTAAATGCAAACCGTTACTACAGACGTGTTGCTGTTAAGAACCTAATGTGAGTCTTTCTCACAAATTTTCAAAGGGACCCATTTGGGTCCCTTTTTTTATCTAAATATTTAAAAAAAATGGCATCTATCACATCAGGTCAAATTGAAAATCGTAATTTTCTTTCACCAAGTGGATTTAAATTTTCATTAAAAAGAAGTCCCAAAGTTGCATTTTTTTGTAATGAGGCAAATATTCCAGACTTAACTCTTGGGATTGCAGTTCAACCAACATATCTAAAAGATGTTGATACTCCAGGAGATAAAATTGTTTTTGGAGATTTGAATCTGCGTTTTATGGTTGATGAAAATCTTGAAAATTATATGGAAATTCAAAATTGGATTCGTGGTTTGGGATATCCAGAAAGTTTGCAAGAGATTTATGACTTACAAAATTCTGGACTTTTAGGTGGTCGAAAGTATGTTCAAAAATCGATGGATATATATTCTGATGGAACACTTCAGGTATTGAGTAGTAATTTTGTTCCAAATTTTCAGATTAAATTTAGTGACTTGTTTCCATATTCATTGACAACATTAGCATTTACTGCTACCGATTCGGACATTCAGTACTTTACAGCAGAGGTGGGTTTCAAGTATACTATCTACAATATAACAGATTTAAGTGGAACTCCATTATGAGTATTGATCTTGAAAAAATTCAAGAAATGTGGGAAAAGGACGCAAAAATAGATCCAGATAATCTTCATACAGAATCTTTAAATATACCAGTGCTTCACGCAAAATATTTTGATCTTTATAATACAATCGTTCTTTTAAGAAAAAAAGCAGAGCAACAAAAGAAAAATATTCATCACGAAAGGTATGAATACTTCTCTGGAAAGGCAGACCCAGAGATTTATGTAGAGAATCCATTTCCAAAGAAAATTCGAGATAAAGAAACTATGCAAAAATATCTTGATGCAGATGATAAACTTTCATCTATTAATATGAAAATTTGTTATTACGATACTATGTTGTATTATCTTGAAAGTATATTAAAAGTTATTCAAAATCGCACATATCAAATTAAAAACTCAATTGAATTTCTGCGATTTAATGCAGGTTTTGGATAATGGATGACGATATTTATCAAATAGAGATGAATATTGAGGCTGTGAGAATTGTATATAAAGCATTATCTATTTCTGCTGAAAAGTGGCCTGGTGGAAATCCACAAGAGCAAGTAGATATAATCGGAGTTCGAGATTATTTTTACAGAATGATTTTAGAATATCAATTTGAAAATCTACAATAAATACTCATAGATATATGAATCTTTGTGACAGATACTACAGAAAATCTTATTATATCTAAGTCTAACGAAGTATTTTTAAAAATAAAAGCAGAACCTCATATTGAATATGAACTGAGAGATCATTTCAAATTTGAAGTTCCTGGTGCAAAATTTATGCCTCAGTATCGAGGAAGAAATTGGAATGGGGAAATACACTTATTTGATATTAGAAGTAAGCAAATATATGTGGGTCTTTTAGATAAAGTTATAAATTTTTGCGAACAATTCAATTACACATATAAGTTTGAAAATAATAAATTTTATGGTCAACCTTTTGAAACAAATGAAGGAATATCATTAGAGGGTGTAAAAGATTATATGAGTTCTATTTGTTCTCATACTCCCCGTGATTATCAGGTGGATGGAGTATACGATGCTCTAAAATATAATCGAAAACTACTGATATCACCCACTGCCTCAGGAAAATCTCTGATGATTTATTCAATCGTAAGATACTATGTAAATAAAGGGCAAAAAATTCTTTTAGTTGTTCCAACGACATCTCTTGTAGAGCAGATGTATAAGGACTTTGAGGATTATGGTTGGGATTCTGAGTCATATTGTCACAAGATTTATTCTGGTAAAGAAAAAACAAATGAACATCCAGTCACAATTACGACCTGGCAGTCTATTTATAAATTAGAGAGGTCTTTCTTTGAGGATTATAATGTCATTATAGGTGATGAAGCTCATTTATTCAAGAGCAAGTCACTGATTCAGATTATGACTAAACTTCATCATGCAAAATATCGTTTTGGATTTACTGGTACTCTTGATGGTACTCAGACTCATAAGTGGGTTTTAGAGGGATTGTTTGGTCCTTCTTATAAAGTCACAAGAACAGATGAACTGATGAAACAGGGACATCTTTCACAACTTGATATTCAGTGTATTGTTCTCAAACATCCTCCTCAAAAGTTTGATATTTATGAAGATGAAATACAATATCTTATTTCTCACGAACAGAGAAACAAATTTATTACAAACTTGACTTTAGATCTAAAAGGAAACACTCTTGTTTTATATTCAAGAGTAGAAACACACGGGGCAATACTTTACGAAAATATAAATAAAAATAAGCAAAGTGATCGTAAAGTCTTTTTTATTCACGGTGGAGTGAGTGCCGAAGAACGAGAATTAGTTCGTGAGATTACTGAAAAAGAAAAGAATGCTATTATAGTTGCTTCCTATGGAACATTTTCCACTGGTATTAATATCAAAAATTTACATAATGTAATTTTTGCCTCACCAAGCAAGTCAAGAATACGAAATCTTCAGAGTATTGGAAGAGTTCTTCGTAAAGGTAAAGATAAAGTCAAAGCAACACTTTATGATATTGCCGATGATTGTACTTATAACTCAAAAAAGAATTATACACTCAATCATTTGATAGAACGAATCAAAATATATAATGAAGAAAATTTTAATTATGAAATAGTCACAATACAACTAAAAAAATGATTGAAGAAGATTTTTACTGCACTCTCAAACTTAAATCTGGTGAAGAAGTCTTTGCCAAAGTTGCAGCTTCGGAAGAAGAAGATAGAACGATGCTGATTGTTTCAAACCCGATTGTAATCTCTGAGTATAAAAACAGAGGTGGTGAATCTGGTTATAAAATAGAACCTTGGTTAAAAACAACAACAGAAGATATGTTTATTATTAAACTTGACGATGTTTTGACTCTTTCTGAATCATATGATATTGAAATGATTACGATGTATCAATCTTATTTGAGACAATCTCATAAGAGAAAAAATAATGAGTCAACCATTAATCGTAAAATGGGTTATCTTTCAAGTGTAAATGATGCTAAAGATATCTTAGAGAAGCTCTATGAAAACAGCTAATATAACTTTTCAACCCTCACAAAGGTTATTCTATCAGATTTGAGAAACTTGTCAACTATTTCTAAAAGTGTTATAATATCTACATAATAATGAGTAAAACTTATGATAACAACAAACATTATGACCAAAAGAAAAAGGTCAGAGCACTACGTAAACAATAAAGAGTTTCTTGCTGCCATTACAAAGTATCGTGAGGATGTTGAAATCAGTTTCATTAGAAAGTATGGTAGAGAGCCAACAAGAGAAGATAGGTCAAAAAGATGGGATACAAAATCACAAATACCAAGATATATTGGTGAGTGTTTTTTGAAGATTGCAAATCATCTCTCTTTCAAACCAAACTTCGTAAATTATATGTTCAAGGAAGATATGATTTCTGATGGTATTGAAAACTGTGTTCAGTATATTCATAATTTTGATCCAGAGAAATCACAGAACCCTTTTGCTTATTTTACTCAGATTATTCACTATGCCTTTCTCCGTCGTATTCAAAAAGAAAAACGTCAGCTAGAAATCAAAAATAAGATTCTTGAACGTTCTGAATACTCCGAGGTCTTCACCGATGATAATACAGTTGACACCGGAAACTATTCAGACTATAATAGTATCAAGGATGGAATTCACTCTAAACTTCGTTATTGAATGAAAGTCGCAATCATTACTGACACTCACTATGGTTGCCGAAAAGGTTCTAAACTTTTTCAAGATTATTTTGAGTCATTTTATAAAAACATTTTTTTCCCGACACTGGAACAGCACGGGATTACAACTGTTATTCATATGGGAGATGCTTTTGATAGTCGCAAGTCAATTGATTATCAAAGTTTAGAGTGGACAAAAAGAGTTGTTTTAGATCCTCTTTCAAAATATAATGTTTATATGTTAGTGGGAAATCACGATGCATATTATAAGAACACGAATAATGTAAACTCCCCGTCTCTTTTACTTCAAAATTACTCTAATATCAAAACTTATAGTGACCCCGAAGTTATCAAAATTGGAAATCTAAATACTCTCTTGATTCCTTGGATATGTGCCGATAACGAAGAGAAAACTTTACGTCTCATCAAAAAAAGTGGATGTAAAGTTGCGATGGGACATTTGGAACTGAATGGATTTCAAGCTTATCGTGGGCATACAATGGACGATGGAATGGACTCTATTGTATTTGATAACTTTACAAAAGTATTTTCTGGTCATTATCATACCCGTTCTACTAATGGTACTGTTTTTTATTTGGGAAATCCTTATGAAATGTATTGGAACGATGTAAATGATACTCGTGGTTTTCATATTTTTGATACTGAAACACTAGAACATACTCCTGTAGATAATCCTTACAGAATGTATTATATCATTCACTATGAGGATACAAACTATCAGACATTTGATACTCGTGAATATGAAAATAAAATTGTAAAAGTTATCGTTCGTAAAAAAACAAATACTAAAAAGTTTGAAAAGTTTATTGATAAACTTTATACTTCAAATGTTGCAGAACTTAAAATTGTTGAGAACTTTCAAATTGAAGAAAATGAAAATTTTGAGGCATTTGAATCAGAAGACACTCTTTCTGTTCTGAACAGATATATTGAAGAGTCGGAAATAAATTTGGATAAAAAAATAATTCAAAAAATGTTCAAGGAAATATATCAGGAAGCCTGTGAGTTAGTATAAAAATGTTTATACTTACAATTCTGGGACAAGAATATGATGGTGTTTATTCTGTACTTAATCCAAATGGAGATAAAATCATCTATATTTTTGAAGAAGAGGATGATGCTGTTAGATATGCCATGATGCTAGAAGATGAAGATTATCCAGAAATGCATGTAATTGAAGTTGAAGATGAAGAAATGATAAAGACTTGTAAACAATATGAATATAACTACACGATTATTACTGAAAATGATATTGTAATTCCACCAAAATATTAAAATGATTTTATTCAAAACTATAAAATGGAAGAATTTCTTATCTACCGGTAATCAATATTCCGAAGTTGATTTTACTCTAAATTCTACTAATTTGATTATTGGTACGAATGGTGCTGGTAAAAGTACAATTTTAGATGCTCTTACTTTTTCTCTGTTTGGAAGACCATTTCGTAAAATTAATAAACCACAACTCATCAATACTGTAAATGAAAAGGATTGTATTGTAGAAGTTGAGTTTACTATTGGAACTACCGAGTGGAAAGTTATTCGTGGAATCAAACCAAATATTTTTGAAATTCATAGGAATAATGAAGTTTTAGATCAGGCATCTGCGTCTGTTGATCAGCAGAAATGGTTAGAACAAACAGTTCTCAAAATGAACTATAAGTCTTTTACTCAAATTGTAATTTTGGGTTCAAGTACTTTTGTTCCTTTTATGCAACTTCCTGCGGCTCACCGAAGAGAAGTAATTGAAGACCTTTTAGACATAAAGATTTTCTCTTCTATGAATATGGTAATTAAGGAAAAGATACGTCAGATTCGTGAAGAAGTAAAAACTTTAGAACTCAAAAAAGAATCTCTTTTTGATAAGGTTGAAATGCAGAGAAACTTTATTGAGGAGTTGGAAAATCGTGGAAATACCAAGATAAATGTCAATCAAGAAAAGATTACCAAGTTAGATGGTGAAGTTGACATTTATATGAGAGAAAATTCTTCACTTGAGGAAAGTATTTTTAAGTATATCAAAGAGCAAGAAGAAGTCACAGGTGCCGCAGATAAACTTCGTAAACTGGGAAATCTCAAAGGTAAAATCTCACAAAAGGTACTTACGATTACCACAGAGCATAAGTTTTTTACTGAAAATTCGGTATGCCCTACTTGTACACAAGAGATTGATGAGACATTCAGACTACATAAGATTACAGACTCTCAAAATAAAGCAAAAGAGTTACAATCAGGTTATCAAGAACTTGAGGAAACTATTAAAGCAGAAGAAGAAAGAGAACGTCAATTTAATATTCTTTCCAAGGAGATTACAAAACTCACGCATGAAGTTTCTCAAAACAATACTAAAGTCTCTGGATGTCAAAGACAAATCAGAGACCTTGAATCAGAAATTCAAACACTTACCAATCAACTTAAAAACAAAAATACTGAACATGAAAAACTAGAATCTTTCAGAGAAAATCTTCAGAAAACTTATGATGAATTGGCAGTTAAAAAAGACTCCATTAATTATTATGATTTTGCATATGGATTACTGAAAGATGGTGGTGTTAAGTCCAAAATCATTAAGAAATATCTTCCTCTGATAAATCAGCAGGTAAATCGGTATTTACAAATGATGGATTTTTACATTAACTTTACTCTGGACGAAGAGTTTAATGAAACTGTTCAATCACCAATTCACGAAGATTTTTCTTATGCCTCATTTAGTGAGGGTGAGAAGATGAGAATAGATTTAGCACTTCTTTTTACTTGGAGAGAAGTTGCTGGATTTAAAAATTCTGTAAATACCAATCTTCTAATATTAGATGAAGTATTTGATAGTTCTTTAGATGGATTTGGAACAGAAGAATTTCTTAAGATTATTAAATATACGATAAAGAATGCTAATATATTTGTAATCTCTCATAGAACTGGTTTAGATGATAAGTTTGATAATGTTATAAAATTTGAAAAAGTAAAAGGATTTAGTCGGATCGGATCATAGCACAGACACTTTATAAAGTGGTATAGCAGTTGTCCAGAGGGCAACCTTTCGTCGTATTATGAGTACATACAAAACAGAACTCATGCCAGTTAGTCACGAAATCAAGTCTCAACTCGCAAAACTGCTTGCTACAGAAGACCTTGTGGTAGAGCACAAGAAGGTTGCAACTGCTTGTTTTAACGTTCATACTCGTGTTCTGACTTTGCCTCTGTGGGATAAGGCAAGCAATACTGTATATGATTTGCTCGTGGGACACGAAGTTGGCCATGCTCTCTTTACTCCCGATGATGACTGGTTTGAGAGCACTACAATTCCTCAACAGTTTGTGAATATTGTAGAAGATGCTCGTATTGAAAAATTAATGAAACGCAAGTATGCAGGACTTGCAAAGACTTTCTATAATGGTTATAAAGAATTAAATGATGAAGACTTCTTTGAGATTGCTGATGAAGATTTAGAAAACTTAAATCTTGCCGATAAAACAAACCTTTACTTTAAGGTTGGTAATTTTCTTTCTCCTCTAAATTTTAATTCCAAAGAGAAAGAAATTGTTGAGTGTATTGATTCCTGTGAAACTTTTACAGATGTGATTATTGCCGCAGAGAAACTTTATGAGTATTGTAAGGAAGAACAACAGAAACAACAAAAGGTTGCTAATCTAGATTCTCACGATTCCGAACAACAAGGCAATTCTTCTTTTGGTGAACAAACAGGAGAAACAGAAGAAAGTGAGAACGATCAACAACAATCCTCACAATCACAACAGCCAGAAGAATCTTCCGGAAATTCTAGTGGAAGTCAGACAATACCAGACATTTCTTCACAAGAACCCGAAGTTCGTACTGCTGATGCTCTTCGTGAAAAAATTGAGAGTCTTGTAAGTAATGATAATCGTGATAATGTATATGTTGAACTTCCTCATCTCAACCTAGAAACTATAATTGCTAAAAATTTAGAGATTCACCAATATATTGATGAAAATTTTGAAATACAAAAAAGATATATTGACTCCAATAATAATACGATTGAAAATATTGGTACATATGAAGAAGCAGATAAATCATATAAGCAATTTAAAACTTCTGCTCAAAAGGAAGTCAATTATCTTGTGAAGGAATTTGAGTGTCGTAAGGCAGCAGATTCTTATGCCCGAACATCAACTGCTCGCACAGGAGTTCTTGATACTGCACGTCTTCATACCTACAAGTATAATGAGGATTTATTCAAGAAAATAAGTGTGATTCCTGATGGTAAAAATCACGGGTTGATTTTTATTCTGGATTGGAGTGGGTCAATGAATGAAGTTATTCAAGACACCTGTAAGCAACTTTTCAATCTAATTTGGTTTTGTAAAAAAGTCTCAATTCCTTTTGAGGTTTATGCCTTTACAAATGAATGGAGAAAACCATCAAAGTCTCAAGAAGTTTATTCCCCACATTACAAAAAGAGAGAAGGATTGATTTATGTTGCCGATGATTTTTCTTTATTGAATCTTCTTACAAGTAAAGTAAATATGAAAACTCTGGAACATCAGATGCTCAACATTTGGAGACTGACTATTGCTCTTCGTAGTCCATATGGATATGGATGTAAATATTTTGCTCCAACTCGATTACATCTCTCCAGCACTCCACTGAATGAGGCACTGATTTCCCTACACCAAATTCTTCCTAATTTTCAGAGAGAAAATAAACTTCAAAAAGTTCAGTGTGTAGTTCTGACTGATGGTGAGGCAAACTGCCTTCCTTATCATATTGAAGTCAAACGTGGATCAGAACCTTATATTGGTGTTCGTGGTATTTCTCCCGGACAAACTTTTCTTCGTGATCGTAAGATTGGAACGACTTATAAGTTTGGGCATGAGTATCATAAATTTACTGAAGTTTTGATATCAAATCTCAAGGACAAGTTTCCATCAGTCAATATGATCGGTATTCGTGTGCTTCAGAATCGTGATACATCCAATTTTGTGAGTCTTTATTACAAAAAACCATCACCTCAATATGATAAAATTTTATCTGATTGGAAGAAGAATCGGAGTCTAAATATTTTAGATTCAAGTTATGATGCATACTTTGGACTCTCTGCATCCACTCTCTCACAAGATTCTGAATTTGAAGTTGCCGAAGATGCCACAAAGTCACAGATCAAAAGTGCCTTTGTAAAAAGTCTCAAGATCAAAAAGTTGAATAAGAAAGTTCTGGGACAATTTATGGAGTTGGTCGTATGATAAATACCTAAAAAGATTAAAATGAAGACTTTTCAAGAATTTGTGTTAGAATGTTACTCTATTCAAGAGACTTCTCTGACTCGTGTGATGAATAAGTCAAAAAAAGGTGGAATGGCAATTATGTCTGCTCAACGTGGTGATAAATCTTCATCGGAAAATAAAGCACGTTCAAAACAACTTGAGCGTGATATTAGGGGTGCTGGTCTTCCTGGACCCACAAAAGTTGCTGGTAGATATACAGAAAATCCGGGTACTCCAGAAGAAAAAAAAGTAGGAGAAAAATCACACGTTATTACTCCTGGAAAAAAAGGTAAAAGAAAATTTAAGAAAGCAATAGAAAAGTTAGGT